TGACTACAACACTCCAGAAAAATATTTAATAAGAAAAGAGATCTCTGGCGTAGTATCTGACACACTATCTACTTATCCTTTTCCTTACTCATATTCTTTCGTCTCTCATAACATAGATAAGGTGCAACAAAAGGTTATTGCAAAAAATTTACACGTTTCACTTACTGCAATAAAAAGCAGGAATAATCGACTAAAAAATCATATTAAAGAAAACTTATTTTATAAATTTAGAGAATGCATAGGCGGATAAGATGTGTTGATGTACCAGATCGTAATCTAAAGCCAGACTCAACGCCCGAGTTGAGACTTATAGCCGCTATCATTCACAGAGCTGTAATCGACAGCGTTCAAATCAAGCCCATTTGTTCAACACTAGCTAGGCCTAACAGACACAAAGAGGGCGGAGTATTAGATCCCGATGGTTGGATCTTTTCTAACAATAGATCTCCTTGGTCATTCTTGTGGTGCTTGTCTCAGATGTATGGCGAGGCATCGTCACGATACGCGCAAAAAATCAGAAAATACATAGACGATGAAAAAACTCAAAAAACGAGATGATGAAATAATGCTTAGCATAGTTGATGAAATAGGCAGCCTGGAAATGTTGCTAGAAGTAAGCGACATACAAAAAGAGCTGATCCCATATCATAAATTATTAGTGGCTATGGTAGCTAGGGCTATTATAGATGCTGGTTATAGCAATAGCATAGGAGAGGCGGCTAGAAGTTGGTTGAGCTCTCCGGATATCGCGCCGTGGTCTTTCCGGTGGGCAATGGATCATTTAGGATTGGAAACTGAAAAATTAATGCTTAAATTGTCTAAAATAACAAGTAAAACTAATCTTTTAAAGGGCATATTATATGACAGATAACTATAGAGTAGTACAATATAATCACGGCGCTAAGCATGATACTATTGAATATTTTTGGGGATTTAAAACAGAACAGGAGGGGCGGGAAAAATTACAGGAAATACTATCAAAAGACCGCGGCTATTGGCCTTTTCGTTACAAATATGCTTTAGAATGTCATGACGGCGCAGGCGGTTGGGTAACTTTCGACTATTTTACTTCTAATTACTCTCTAATGCCTCAAAATGCAAACTAATATAATATGAAAATATATGATAATTGAGCAGCTAAATCCCAACAACCTAATAGCCTATGAATTTAACGCACGTAAGCACGATCAAACTCAAATAGACAGAATCGCGACCTCTATAAAGCGGGGAGCTACTAAATATGCGCTAGATAACCTCGAAGATGGAGGAGCGTGCTATGCAGCGGTTCCGGCGGGACCGTTAAACTTCATCTTTTTAAAAGAGTGGATCAAGTTGTTGGTGATACACCAACAACTCGTGTGGGCTAAAGATTCAATGGTTTTAGGCCATTCAGACTACCACTATAAGCACGAACCGATCCTGTATGGATGGAAACCTGGTTCGGCGCATTACTTCCCGGATGACAGGATGAAAACCTCCCTACTCGAGATTGAACGTTATCGTAAGTATTGCACAGATAATAATAAGTCATTTGAGTGCAAAGTTAATGGGCATAAGTATGAGTAAGCCTGGTCCTAAGTCCTTTGAGCCCAATGATGCTCAGCGCGAGATGGTAAAACGCGCCGCAGCTTGCGGACTAACACAGGAGCAAATCGCTAATGTGCTAGGTATCGGAGAGACCACGTTGAAGAAATACTTTCAAGAGGAACTATCCACCTCGGGCCTTCGCGCAAATATGGCCGTGGCTGGCGCATTGTATAATTCCGCTATCAAGGGGAATGTGGCGGCACAAATATTTTGGTGTAAAACAAGATTAGGCTGGCATGAAATCAACAAAACGGAAGTTACAGGAGCCGACGGAGCCCCGCTTATCGAAGTCGTTCTCAGAAAACAATCTTAAACTTAGATTCGATCTTACACCTCGTCAATCGTTCGCTTTTGAATCTATTGCACAAGAGGAATTCTTCGGCGGCGCGGCAGGTGGAGGAAAGTCGCATTTAGCAAGAGTGTGTGCGATTACATGGTGCTGTGAAATGCCAGGCTTACAAGTTTATTTCTTCCGTCGATATTCCGACGATTTAAAACTTAATCATCTCGAGGGGCCCACTGGATTTAGAAGTTTATTAGCTAGATGGTGCGCGGCTAAAAAGGCAGAAGTTATAGAATCAGAAATTAGATTCTTCAATGGTTCTAAAATATTTTTGCGTTCGTGTCAGTATGAGCGAGATTTACCACGCGTACTTGGGCCCGAAATACATGTACTTTTCCTTGAGGAATGTGGCCAATTTCTCGAGTCGATGATTCGATTCATTCGCGGTCGATTGCGTATCCCCGACGAGCTCAAAATACCTGAAAAATATCTGCTTCCCAAAGAATATTGGACAAATAAAAATAAACCAGAATATTCATTTCCCAAAGCATTTTATACAAGCAATCCTGGGGGGCCTGGACATGCATATTTAAAAAAGGGATTTGTATCGGGATTTATGCCAGAAACGCTACATAGGGCGCCAACGGAGGATGGCGGGATGCTTCGGTGTTTTATACCCGCAAAGCTGACAGATAATCCATATATTGACCAGGCCCGTTATGAGGCCAACCTTAAGGGCTTAGGCTCACCACAGCTGGTAAAAGCGCTGTTATTAGGTGACTGGGACGCCGTAGTCGGCGCTTTTTTCCCAGAAATTGAAAAGCATAAGCACCTAATTGAGCCTTTCAGAATACCCGATTACTGGGTGCGCTTCATGGCTATGGACTGGGGCGCATGCGGCGAAGGCGATCCGTTTATTATCGGATGGTGGACAGTCTCAGACGGCTCTATCCCAAAATACCCCAAAAATACATTAATTTGCTATCGTATTTGGAACGGCTCGGGCATGCCAAAGACTACAGCTATGGCGGTAGCACAAGGCATAAAAGACCGTGAGTTTGCTGACGGTCAGATTGTTTACCGAGTGGCGGGTGGCGACATAGGACAAGAGCGAGGAACTGGCCCCAGCATCCGCGAGTTATTTGCTAATCATGGTATTAACTTTGCCAAGGCCGATCAGTCTCGCGTTTCTGGATGGCAACAGATACGTGAGCGGCTTAGTGGCGCGGATTCTATACCTCTTATATACTGGTTTAAAGAGTGCGAGAACGATTTGGAGACGATGCAGAATCTACAGCATGATACAAACGATCCTAACGATGCATCTCAGGATAATGACCACGTTGCGGAAATGGTTAGGTATGCCTGCATGTCAAGGCCATGGAGTAGAGCGGCGGAGAAGAAAAAACCAAAACTTGAAGAGCTATTCAAAACGCCGACGATTGATCAAATGTGGGCAGAACGAGAAAGATTAATGAAGAATTTAAGACATTAAACAATGAGCACAGAATCACTAGAAACCGGCAAGCAAGAAAAAGATCTTAAGGCATATAATGGCCCTGAGGGCGTGGTAAAAAGATGGCTTAAAGAGTGGAGCTTGATCAAAAACTCTAAGGCTCAATTAGCTTTTGAAGAAACAGGCGAAAAGGTAATAAAACTATATAGAAATGCCGATTCTCTCCAGACTACAAGCAAAACCAGCGCGGCGGCTTCCCGCGCTATGGTAAATTTGCTCTGGTCTAATGTTCAGGTTTTGAAGCCTTGCGTTTTTGCTCGATTACCTAAAGTGGTAGTCGAGCGTAGGTTTAAAGATTCAGATCCGGTCGGACGGCTAGCTTGTCAAGTTGCCGAAAGGGCCACAAGCTACTCAATAGCCGATCAGAAAGATAGAATAAAATATGCTATTAGCGCAGCTGTAGAAGATTGTTTATTGCCTGGTCGCGGTAATGTTTGGCTAAGATATGAGCGCGGCGAAACTCAGCCAGCAATAGATTCTAATGGCGAACCAATAACAGATCCAGAGACTAACCAGCCTATACAAATAGCTAAGCCAGGCTCAGAGCGCGTGTTGGTAGATCCGGTTCATTGGCTAGATTACTACGAAACTCCAGGACGCAACCCTTACGAGATACGCGCAAAGTTTAGGCGAGCCTATATGACTCGAGCAGAATTACGCGCAAGATTTGGAGAAATTGCAAAGGAAGTTGAGCTAGATCACATACCGACAGGATCAAAAAGATCAAAACTAACTCCAGAGGAGCAGGAGTTTTTAGCACAGGCGGAAGTGCTAGAGATTTGGGATAGCGAAGCCAAGCAAACAATTTGGATTAGCGAGGGCTATAAGCAGGGGCCTTTAGACCAAAAACCCGACACTCTCCATTTAAAGGATTTTTTCCCGTGCCCCATTCCGTTATTAGCCACTACTACGACAGATTCCAACTATCCTACAGCAGATTATAAAATCTATGAGCGCTTAGCGGATGAGGTCGATTATGTTACTAAGCGTATTTCTAGCCTTATTGATTGTGTGCGTTTTGTCGGAGCGATAGCCGCACAATACCGCAAGGACATCGAGAACATTCTTAAACTAAATGATGGCGAAGTTTGGCCGATTGATGCTTGGCAACAGTTTGTTGAGAAGGAAGGATTTAAGGGCGTAATAGACTGGATACCTTTCGAGCGATGCGTTGAAGCGATTGAACCATTGATGAAGTACAGAGATGATCTATTAACTAAAATTGATATGATCATCGGCATCCCCGATATAATTAGAGGAATGACAGATCCGAACGAGACCGCAGAAGCGCAACAGCGCAAATCGAGATGGACTAGCATTAAACTCCAACAACGCCAGGCCGATGTACAGCGTTTTTGCTGTGAGATAGTCAATAAAATTGCAGAAATAATATTCGAACCTGGATTGTTTACTGATGAAACAATAATGTTAATGTCAGGATTTCAACAACTATCTCCAGAAGATCAGCGGCTATTCCCGCAGGCTTTAGAGTTATTAAGAAATGATAGGTTAAGAACTTTTAGAGTAGATATAGAAACTGATTCGACTATTGCAATTGACGAGCAAGAAGATCAAAACGCTCGCATGGGATACATAGCCGCTATAAAAGATATTATTAGCAACGTTCAGGCTATATCGGAATTTAGACCGGAATTAATGACGCCAATCGTAG